CTTTGCCTGTCCGAATACGATGGCGGTAATCTTTCCATGACCGGAACCGCCAACCGCCGCTTCATATCCACATGGATCCGTTGGATTTTTATAGGATGTTCCATACGATACTTCCTGACCGACTGCATATTTGTGATTTGCAAGCGTAGCATTGGATGGCACACTGCCAATCAATGCTTTTACAATGGCATCCGCACATCTGTCTGCATCCCATCTGTCCGCATCGTCTTTATCATCCACGAAGGCACATTCAATCAGGATTGCCGGGGAATGAGTGTTGTTCAGAACATATAAGTTATGCGTCGTTTTAAATCCCCGATTGGTATATCCCAATGCTGAAGCAATTTCCGCACAGATTTTTTCTCCGGTTGTTCTTGTATTATCGTCATATCCCCAGACTTCCACTCCGCCTGTGGAACCATTTCCGACAAGATCGTTCATTCCAGAGTTTAAGTGAATTGAAACATCAAGATTAACATTATGTGCATTGCATTTCTGCACGATTGCGGCAAGATTCTGATTCTGCGTTGCTCCCGCATCATCTGTACAGTCATATACTTCATGTCCTGCTGCCCGTAACAGCTTTATGACCCTGTTCTTTACCTTCCTGTCCTCAATTACTTCATCCAGGAGGCCTGCCGCTCCCCTGCATACCAGGGAGTGGCCGCCATGTACATTATATACTGCCATTTATTTTTCCTCACTTTCTTCTGGATCTTCTGATTTTGATTTTAAAACCGCGATTGCTTTTGTAATCACTGCCGGGATAGGAATCCCCATCAGTCCGGCATTTTCCGTTATGGAAATTAATTCATTTGCCATGAATCCGATGCAGACAACATCCCGGATATAAGTTGTGTTCATGACAAGATCCAGCCGGACTGCAATCAGGACATATAACAGTGTCACCCCTTTTTTACAAAGCCCCTTCCATCCTGCATTGCTCTCTAAAGCTCCATTCTCTGTTTTGCTTGATTTCTTAAATACTCCTGCTACAATTAAGCCTGTCGCATAATCTATGCACATGAATATCAGCAATGTTATAAATGCGGCATCCCAGCCGCCAAACAGCTTTGCAATAAATCCGCCTGCTACTCCTATTATCATACATACGGTATCTTTCATCTTTTTCCCTTCTTTCTGTAAAAAAATTTGTTTTCTACTACTATTGTATGTCATCCTGCTGCAGGTGCTCTTATGTATCTCATCTTCTTATTCTTCCTCTATCATAAATTCCAACGTTTCCAGTTCCTTAATGCTCATCTGGCTGCACCCCTGTAAATCGTCATAATTTACTTTATGTATCTTTACTTCTTCATTTTCAATACTCAGTAGTTCCTGTAATTTCTTCTGTGCTTTCTCTTTTTCTTCCTCTGACATTGTCTCAAAGCTGTTCATAATTTTTGCTCTTTCCGGATCATATACCGCATATAAATCTTTCAGCTTTTTCAGGTTTTTTGCGATTGCATATCCGACTTTTACCGGATATTCTTTCCCGGATTCTTCCAGCTGGATCAGTCCGTTTAAATGATTGATTATTTCTAAATTTTTCATATTGCTGTCCTTTCTTTACTGAATCAATGCCCATGCTTCTTCTTCAAAATCATCCATGTCCTTTTTTACTGCTGCCTTATTTGCAAGGTAAGTTTCTCTGTCCTGAATGGTTTTTGAAATATTCGGTGTTCCGTCTTCTGCTATGCTGGCTGACATATAAGCTACGATAACGGTCTGCTTTTCTTCTTCTGTTCCCTTTTCGATGGTACTGGTACCTGTGAGTGTAATGCTTTTTCTTGTTTCTAACATATTGATTCCTCTCTTTCTTAATTGTTGTTATAATCTATCTTTTCCGGATGCATTGCAATTCCGATAAGATGTATTACCATGTTGTCCAAATTTCTTATTTTTTTATCCTGCATTTGCAACACCTTTATAATTGGTGCTATAAATTCCTCATATCTTAACCCGTAATCATATTGATTTGGAATGATTGTTTCTTTTCTTGTGCTTTCATCAACCTGTACTTTTTGACTTTTTACAAATCCAGCAAAATCAGATGCAGCAATTCCAAGATTTCCTAACAGTTCTTCAACATCCTGTGCTATCAATCCATAATGTATTCTATTACTATCATTTTCAATAAACCTGTATCTCGATGGTTTTAATCCCATTACAAAGTCATATGTTCGATTATCTAACTCAACTATATCTTTTTTTGCATTCCTATCCGATGTAGATATGCTTCCAGCCGCTGCATAAATCTGTTTCCAGCGGTAACCTGAATATCCAAGAGTGTAAGAATTATCCGCCGTTGGCATAAATCTTTTGCTGTTATCCAACTGTATGCTTTGTGAATTTCCATATCCAAAAATTAAATACGTTCCGTTTCCGTAAATTTGAGGATAACTTGTTCCTGAAAAATGGGCTTTGTTGTAAAAGGTATCTTCACTTGCCCCAATTACATGTCTTATACTTGAGTTTATCAAAAAGCTTGCACTTCCATATGCATCTGCCGTTACATATGTCGCTGTACTTGAACCTCGCCCAAGAACCATGTTTTTACATTCAATGTTTTTACATTCAACATCTGCATCTGCTTTTATCGAACCAGGAGTCATAAGTTTAGTACAGTAAACTTCTCCTCCAGCTGTAGCATAAAATTTCGCAGTTTTTGTTGTACTTCCATACTGTGTTGAAAAGCACCATGTTGAGGAATCTGTTGGTTTCTGTATATACATCCGGTAAACATTCCCAGATGTTCCAGAGTCAGCCTGCAGGTAATTTCCATTTATGACCAATTTTCCAATTGTTCCGGATGTTGCAGTTATATCACCACTTACTTTTACATTGCTTGCATATAATGCACCGGTTTTTGTTACCCCGAATGCATTTCCTGCTGTGAAACACCAGCCACTAATGCTTGATGAGCCACCGATAGATTTTGCCCCATCTGTGCCGGTACACATCATAACACTTCCAGATGTTCCCCATGTTCCGCTGGCTATATTATTGTTATCAATTGTAAAGCCGCCAATCTTTGCACATATCGCCTGCAAGCTGTCCACTTTTATTTTATCTGCAGTGATTGTACCGTTAACAATCAGCTGACCAGTTTTTTTCTTTTGACAAACCGCTCCATTTTTCAGTCCGATAGCTACATCTGCTGAACTTTTACGGATTCCAACAATGTAATAAGTTGCAACTTTTGTTTGATAACCAGATGGAATTGTTACACTTCCTGAAACATCATTCCAAGTACCTGATACAAAAGTCATTGTTGTTCCGCTATAGTCATAAAGGAATTTATAATTTCCATCATAAAAAAAAATATGAAGTGTACCTGTGATAGTTTTACTTCCCCAGTTTGGCACAGTACCTTTAAAGTAAATTTCATCTCCACCCGCAAACACGTTTGGCATATAATTGCAGAACATAAGGTATGTGTCAGTCTGCTGTCCTATTATGCACCTCTGCCCACGGTCATCCGCAGTCACTGAGTAATTGCTCCAATCACTGTTGATTGTTTTAAACGATGCTTCTGAGTTCGGATTGATTGTAATAAGGTTTGCCTGTTCTCCAATTAATACTTTGTCTGCTGTAATCGTGTTCGCTTTAATTGCTCCACCATTTATTACTGTTTCTGTTCCGTTTTGAGCTTTTGTTTTAAACGTAGTCAAAGCAGTAATATCGAATTTATCGGAAAGCAGGGTAGCAACCCTGTCTGTGAGGGTAAAATTTGTTGCAGATGTTCCTGATTTCACGATCCATTGAAATTTGTCAGCTGTTTGATTTGCAATGGTAGTCGTAAAATATAATGCACCACTTGTAACCAGATTATTACTGCCAGACGCTCCCCCATTTGTACTATCAACATTATAATAAGATGCCATTTGCGTCGCAGTTACAAATCCAGCTGGTACACTTGCGGCATTTTGACATTTCCATGTTATAGCAACAGTACTTATTGGATTTATAATATCAGTCACTGTAATACTATCAAAATTTTCGGATTTTTTCACATATAGTTGCCACGTTGATGTTGCTGTTCTTACTATCCATACCGTTGGTTTTCCAGTTTTACTGAAACTGGAAAGGTTTGGATTTGTATCTTTAGCTGCCGCAAATAATATATGTATCTCTGACCTACCATAACTACGTTGATCTATTGTAATTACAATAGGCGTATTAACATAACTTCCACTGATTTTCAATTCAGCTAAAAGACAATATGGATTAGAGGAACCATTTCCACTAAATGTTGCAACTATCTTATCAGATTTACTGCTCATCTCCGTTTTTGTAGCATAGGTTTTACTTACACTTGTTTGGAAAGTATCAGAATCCTGCTTGAATTTTGTAAAATTTTCTTGCAGTGTTGTTACTGTACTTCCATCTGCTTTCTTGCTTATTGCTGTTGTATTATTGTTTACGGTTGCTGTAAGACTTGTAAGTGTCTGATCCAGAGTCGTGTATTTTGTGTTTAAAGTTTCTGTTGTTCCTTCCAGGGCGGAGATGCTGCTATCTACATCCTCCGGAGCTGGTGTCCAGCCCGTGGCTTTATTACCTTCCTCTAGTTTCAGATTTTTTAAATACACAGTTCCAACCTTGTTGAATCCGTTTATGTAAATAAACTGACTGCTTTTATCAGATGTCAGTGCATTGGTTGTCAATTTTACAGACTTATGTACCCATTTTGTGCCAGCATCCACATGAAATGCCACCGCATTTGCCAACATATCTGCTGCATTCGATTTGCATATTCTCACCGATGCTGCAACCGTATTGCTACTTATCAGGTCAAAGCTTAACATATATTCTGTATTTGGTTTTAACAGATTCACTTGTTTTTGTTCAAATGCATACTGTATTACCGCATATCCGCTTGATGCCACTGTACAGTTTATCTTCACACCTATAGTTTCGTATGATTCAATACTTACTGTTCCATTCTGCTTATTAAAACTCCAGTACGTCTTACCCTGATTTGTTTTTGTTAACAGATTTCTTCCGCCAATCTGCAAACTTGTCACTGCGGTAGTTATGTCCTGTTGCCAAACCTTAGAACTTATCTGCCCTTGTATCGTGCTGATATTTGTACCCTGCGTAGTAACTGTTTCAGTAACTGTTTTTAATGAAGAATAGAGATTGTTTAAATCTGTTGCTAATTGTGGTGCTGAATAGGTTGTGCTTCCGTCAGACCAGTCCATCTTATCCCTTGTCCAGTAATATCTTCCAGTAACCCATGTCGGCCTTGTAGCACTCCATGAACCGCCACTTTGCGCTGTATTGGAAGTTGACAAATAATATTGCGGAGTAATCGATAAAACTCCTTTTCCTGTCGCCCCGGTGTCTCCCTTATCGCCTTTGTCGCCTTTGAATTCTCCAGCATTTGCACGATTTAAAACACTTTGTGCTTTTGTGTCTGCTGAATTTGCTGTAGAAAGAGCCGTACCTGCATTTTGTTCTGCCTTATTTGCAGCTGTAACTGCAGTATCTGTTTTCGTTGTGATTGTTTTGAAAGAAACATCTAATGTCTGCTTATCCGTATCCACATAAATTTTAGATGCCTTTAAGGTACTGCTGCCATCTTCATTTATTGTTGTTATCAGAGATGCAATATCTATTTTTTTTCCAGAAATATTCGCTGCATCGCTAATCATGTCATTCCGGATAATTGCTTTTTTAATTCCATCTTCCTGCACTCCGTAAAGCGGGTCAAACATCAGCTTTCCATTTTTATCCCAGATGTAAATGTTATAGTCTCCGGAAGCATCTTTACCAATCTGAACCCGTACAACTTTTTTTCCATCTTTTATCTGTATCGTATTATCTTTCCACTGCGATTTTCCATCTTCACTATGGACTTTAACATTGGTTGTGTTAATGTCAAGTGCCGTGATTTTGCTGGCATCTATGCTTTCAATCATAGCTGACTTAATCTGTGCATCTCCAATCATGCTCACGACAGAATTTGAAAATTCTGTACTCAGGCTACCGCCGGATGCCGAGCCAAACATTAATGTATTAATATCCGCTATCCCAGTTTTCAATGCTACGATTTCCGCACTACTTGCAGTTAAAGCCGTTGCCTCAAGGGTATCTATTTTTGCATTTGCCGCAGACAGATTACCTATTGTTGCATAATTTGCTTTTATATATTCAATCGTAGCAAATTTGCCCTGGAGATTTGTTATTACTGCTGTTTCTATATTAGCCTTCACTGTATCTAGCTCTGATGTTTTAATATAGTTTGACTCCAGATATTCAATGCTCGCCTTTGTTGCTACCAGTTTATTTACAAGCAGCAGTTCCGCAAAGGTTCTTTCCATTGCCTTTGTTGTCGGTCCGCTGAAAGAATCTTCCACATCTTCTTCCTCAGCCTCCGCTGTTATCGTAGTTGTAAGTCCGCCATCAATCTCATGCGTTATCTGCATTGCCGGAATTTTATAAATATTGCCCTGCAGGTCACTGCACTGCAGCATGTCCCACGGGTCAATTCTGCAGTCTCCCAGAAATGTTACCGTTCCACCACGATAAGAAAATCCATGTTTTGAACTGTATATCTGATTTACAATTTCCTTCGTCAGAAACGGATTGCTGTATGAGATTCCATGGTTGCCACTACCTGTAGTATAACTTGTATTACTGTCAGAACTTCCAACTACTTTCTGTACCTCATAATCCTGTTCATTCCGTTCAAAAGAAAACATTTTCTTCAGTGGAATTTCCATTCCTCTTTCATACCATCGAAACTCCAGCTGACCTGCTCTGTTAAATATTGCAAATTTTCCATACAGACCAGCCACATATCCGATTGCCTCACGAATGGTATAGCCGGCAAAGGGAACATCACTGTCCCCTGTTTTTTTCAGAGAAACAGGTGTAATTTCTGTCACAAAGCTGATTCCAAGAAGTTTTTCAATTTCCCGCATTACTTTCTGCGTATCTGTCGGATAGTGCAGGGAAGATGCATAATTTCTTTCTGCATCATACATTCTGTCATATGCTTTCAGTGTTATCTCCCAGTCGGTTGCAGCCGGCTTCTGGGCCTTAAAGATTCCCATCGGGATATACTCTTCTTTTCCATCCACATTCATTCCCAGATAAAATGCAAATTCTTTTCCGGTAAGCAGATGCTCCGTTTTCTCCATCGTAATTTCCACACTTGCTGATACGGTCGTTCCGATTGCAAGTCCTTCCCCGGATGAACCGCCCTGATAAACAATTTTCCGGAATCCACTTGTAATTTCAAACGTATCTGACTGCAGTTTCATAAGAAATGTTCTTGCATCTGCTTCCAGCATTTTCTTCATTTCATCTGATATCTGTGTATACAAATCTCCACCTCCTATCTCTCTATAATGTCCGCACTGGCACTCCGGTAGTAATAAATACCATCCCCAAGCCATCCCAGCACTTCTTTTGTGATCGTTCCCCGGTAAACATCGATTTCCAGATTTATTCCATCATCATGAAACCGGATCGGAAAAAATCCTGTTTTCAGATTGTTTTTTATCACGAGGTATTCTGTTTCTGTAAGAATCCCCCACTTTATATTCAGTGTCTTTTTTTCTGCCACCACATCACCGGTCATATATCCTGACAAAGTTCTCCCTGTTGAAGAGCTCCAGATAATTTCATCTCCGATGCTTAATGTATCCGGTGCAGGAAGTACAGCACTTCCACACCGTAATATTTCTCTGCCCATACTTCCTCCTGTCAGATTTTTATTTCACAGACTCCGGTCTGCCTGGTTTGTTCGTTTATTTTGCTTACAATAATGTCCTTCAGCTTCTTTCCATCTATTGAAATATTCAGATCCAGTGCATCCAGTGCAGCAAGAATTTTCTTCAGGGTCTCAAGAATTTCCGCACTATGATTTCCACCGCCTGCTGCCTTTACTGCTGCGATTGCCATCTGTGTCAGCTTATCCTCAGGAGCAACTACTTCTCCCTGATGTCTGTTATCACCAATCATGGCAAGCAATGGTGTGTTTGGCTTTACATAACCGCCCTGTGCCAGCATTGGAATTTCAGGCACCGTCAGCGGATTTTTGCTCCACAAGCCTTTGAACGGCTCTACTCCAAGAACCGAAATCTCCCGGATATCATTCAACATACTATTAATCTTGTTGAACGGAATTGCCACAACCTTGTTGATTCCCTTTATTATTGCATTTACAACATTTTTGAAATTTCTTGCAATTCCTTCTGTAATACCTTCAAAGATTTTTCCACCGCTGCAGAATACATCCTTTACTGCCTTCCATGCATCTAAGAACGTATTCCGAAACCAGTCTGTGACATTTCCAAATACCTGTTTGATGCCTGACCAGACATTTCCAAAGAATCCGGAAACTCCTGTCCAGGCATTTTCTATCCCATTTCTGGCTTCTGTAAACTTATCCTTAAACCATGTACCAACCGCACTGAACGTATTTAATATATCCTCTTTTTTCTGTACAAACCAGCCTGTGACACTGCTCCAGGCATTCTGTATCCCATTTCTGGCTTCTGTAAATTTATCCTTAAACCATGAGCCAACCGCACTGAATGTATCCTTAATACTATTCCAGGCCTGTTTTGCATAATCAATGATTGGCACAATCCAGGTTTCATATAGTTCGGTTGCACATTCCCTGAAATAATTTACGATTTCATCTACGCACTCATTTACATTATCAATAACCGGCACAATCCAGGTTTCATACAGTTCGGTTGCACACTCTTTAAAATAATCCACAATTTTCCCAACGCAGTCACCCACACTGTCAAAAATCACAGACATTCCTTCTTTGAAATCATCAACGCAAATTGCGAGACCACCTTTTATATCTTCCCAGTCAGAATCAAACAGATCCGATAACCGGTATTCTTCTGTATCCCCTGTTATCATTGCGTATAACGATTTTCCGATTTCATATCCGGTAAATGCAACACCGACTGCCAGACTGATTTTTCCAAGTGTACTTAAATTCGCTAATTTTGTATCCAGGAACTCCAATGCGGCATTGCCCCATTTTCCAACTTTATAAACAGCCAGTGCCGAAGTAAGTCCTGCAACTGCTGCTGCAGCATTTTTATTTTTCCCTAACGCAGCAAGACAATCTGAAATATCCCATACTACACCGGCGGCAATCCCACCAGTCCATTTTGCCAATGGCCGAAACAGATTTTTCCACATCCATTCCCAAATCGGTCTTAAAAATTCCAGTGTACCATTCAGCAGATTCAATGCACCTGCAAATGCCTGCAGAAATGCCGGTATAACATTCTCTATTGTCCACTTCGCCAGTGGCAGAAGAATCTCATCATAGCACCATTTCAAACCAGAAAATAATTTTTCTTTCAAAGGATCGCATGCTGCTTTGATGTCATTCAGGGCTTTAATCAGATTATCAAACTTTATATGATCCAGCGGTCCAAGTGATTTACTGATGGATTCTGCCATACTTTCTGTATTTCCTGCTATACTGCCGTTTCCCAAACTGCTGCCTGAAGTGTCTGACCCGGAATCCGTATCATCTGACAGTTTTGTGATTTTATCAAATCCGGCAAGTGTTTTCTTTGCCTCTTTTGCAGAAGATGTGATATCATCCACACTTCCGGCGGCTTCCGATGCAGAGGCAGCCACACTTCCAAGACTGTCTGTTGCTGCACTGTTTCCTGTAATCGCTGCTGTAAAGTTTTTGAAGTTCTCCGCCACACCGGCCAGTTTTCCCATCAAAGTGTTCAGTCCTTTGATCAACGGAGTCAGAATATTGATAAATCCCTGTCCCAGGCTCGCCTTTAAACTATCAAACTGCAGGGACAGGACTCGTGTCTGGTTTGCCCAGGAATCCTGTGTTTTTGAGAAATCTCCAACTGCATCCGATAGCTGTGACATGACAAACTGATAACGAAGCAGGACTTTCTCCTGTTCCGTCATCTTTGCCGTGGTTTTTCCAAATCCGTTATTTAAAGCATACTGGTCCAGTGCTGTCTGCGTCATAACGACACCAAGGTCTTTTAGGGATTCCGTTTCTCCGGTCCAGATGGATTTTAACTTTGTAAATGCCTCTCCGGAATCCAGATTGTAAAAAGAAGCAACATCCCCGGTTAATCCGGTAACGGCTTCTGCCATATCAAGGCTTTCTTTTTCCGTGAATCCAAATGCATTGTTCATCGCACCGATGGTTCCCATGTACTGTTTTGCAATCGTTTCTGAAAGGCCAAACTGTTTCATTGCATCTTTTGCAAAAGCATTGACACTTCCACTCATGGATTTAAATGCGGTATCCACCACATTCTGTACCTCTGCAAGGTCTGATCCAAGGTCTAAGCAATCCTTCGCAAATGCACTCAGGGCAAGTCCACCAAGAATGCCTCCTATCTTCTTTCCGATTCCGGAGAAAGCAGATGTCAATTGTCTGTCTGCCTGTCTGGATGCAGTGTCAGCAGCAGATGTAAGCTGTCTTGTCAGCTGTGCCGGATCGACATTCAGCTCCAATGCAAGACTTCCGATTACTGTTGTTTCACTCATTTTCCACCTCCGTATGCTTCACGGAATCCTGTCTGCAGAGCAAGCAGCATCTCCATGCCATTTCCTCTGCTCCTCTTCTTATTCTGCCGGTACAGCCATTCCCTGCGGACTCTTTTCTGCTCTTTGGTAAAATTCTTCAATACCTTCGGATCTTTTTCCGCCCTGATACTCACAATCTGTCCCAGCGGGGTATCCGGCATGATACCGGAAAGAAGACTGCAGAACTCCTGCCAGCTCATATCCTCTTCGGTACGCAGCCGAATCCCATACTGCTTTAAGAAGCTGCTCTCAATCAAATCCCAGTCTTCATCCAGGTCATAATAACTTTCCCTCTCTCCACTAGGGTGTCATGTCCTCATCCGGCTCTTTCCCCTGTGCAACCATCATGACCGCCCGGAACACCTCACTGTATTCCGGTACCGGAAGATCCATTTCTTCAATGGCTGCAGCATTTTTCTCTCCAAGAAGCATCTTGAGTGCCTTGTTCATCATGGCAAGTTCCTTCTCTTCTCCTGCGTTTTCTTCTGTCTTTTTTTCGGTTTCTGCCACCATTGCCTGGACATTCAGAATCGTGTTCTTTCTGTTATTAACTGTTACAACAAGTTCATCCGTAATCTTTAATGTCGGTAACTCGTTTGTAATTTTTGCTGAAATATCATAAAATTTTGCCATCTTCTTTTTCCTTTCTTTATGCTGCCTCGTAAGTTACATATTCCGGTTTCCCGTCGCTGGTAACATCCCATTCCAACGAATCCAGTGCGGTAGAATCCCCGCCTAATGCAGATACATTGATTACACATGGGATATACAGACTGTCCTGATTCGGGAATGTAATCTTCATGGCACTGTTACAGTCCTGCCCCATTTTCAGGGCAAGACCTGCCACATAATCATTTCCCGGGTCTCCATAATTCCTCTTGCCTCCCATACTGACGGAAAGACTCTTCGCTGTCATAAGATTTCTCGCCCAGCCTTCCTGGTCCATCGGATTCCAGCTCTCAATACTTCCATCAATGGAAACACTAAGACTTTCCGCATCCTTTACAATAGTATAGGTTGCTGTCTTCAAATCCGCCGGTCTTCCGGTCGTGCACACTCCAAAGGTAATTGCATTTACCGGATTTACTCCTTTTCTTACTAAATCTGACATTCTTCTTCCTCCTCTTCTGATTCATAATAAATAAGACATTCCATCACATATTCAAAGATTCCGCTCTCATCTGTATCAACAGATACCGGCTCATCCTGATTCATCTGAATAAATTTTATCCTGTGACCGTTTATCTCCTGCTCCTGTGTATTTTGCAGCCGCTGATATACCTTCACTGCTGCCTCCTCTGTTTCTGTCGGCGACCGGTTCCAGTGCACCAGAACCGATACCGCCTTTACTCCATAGGAACGGTTGCCCTGACCTCCTATTGGTGTCACAGCCTGTCTGCCAGAACGTAAATGATACACTCCTATACTCTTCTCCTTTTTATCCGGCATAATTCCCATATAGCAATGTTCGTCCTCTGCGATACCAAATGCTGCAAGATAATCCCTTACATCCTTTAAAAGCATCATCTGTTTTCACCTCCCTGCCTTCTCATCTCCCTGCGTAAATTTTCCGCAAAGGTTTCCTGTACAAAGTTCTCTTTTCTGCCGCCTGGCATCCAGTCCTCAAGCCACCTTCCTTTTGCATCCGGATTTTCTTCTTTGTGAAAGTTATATTCCGGATGGTAATAAAGCCTTCTGGCATATGGTCCTTCTGATACAAGCAATACTTTTCCATTCTTTGCATTTGTTTTATCTACAAATGTTTTTTCGTTCTGTAATGCCCCGGTATCTCTTGGCATTACCTGTGCCTGTTGCACTTCCGTGTGCAGTGCTTCCACTGTTTTTTCCAATGCCTCTGCCTGTGCTTCTGTCAGCTGCTGTACACTCCGACGAAACAGGGTGACTCTGCTTCTTCTATTTGCCATTACATCACATCCAATTTTGTAAAATTTACGGTTCCGTCCGGATTCCTTTCCTTTGTTCCTTCATAGATACGTCTCTTTTTTCCAAATACCACAAGAGTTCCTCCGGATATTACCGGAAGCTCCGGTGCAATATCTCCCGGAATCAAGGCACATCCGGATAACTGTATCAGTTTTTTCTCCGCTGTCAGAACCGTCTTTCCTTTGTCCTGATAATTACATGTTCCTTTCCACGCAAAAACAGGAAGAGGTTCTCCGTATCTGGTTACCCCTTCCTGCTCCAGCTCCACTTCTATCTCTGTTTTACAGAATATCTTTTGCACAAGGCATGGATATTTCATCTAAATCCTCCTGCAGCACAATCCTGTCTGGCAGAGTTTTTCATAAGTATCCCTGCGGATCGCAATGCCATTCTGCACCATCATATTCCAGGAGCTTCCAAACGTCATGGAAACCCCATTGATAGAATACTGCTGCAGCACACTGTTAATCATGTCCGCATTGTCATATTCAAACTCTGCCAGTTCACAGCATACCTCCCGGATTGTATTCTTCTGAAATTCCGTCAGATGCTCAAAGCCGATGCCCCGTATCCTGTTCCAGGTCAGGGCATCCACATGACTCTCTGCTTTTTTCAGTGCTTTTTCCTCATCCTCTTCCGGAAGGACTGATCCAAAATTCTGCCGGTAATACTGTTCCTCCACATACATGATTTATTCCTCTGCTTCTTCCGCAGGGTCAACATCCACATATACAGAATCAATCTTTCCGTCTTTTCCGTTTGGAAATACAAAGGTATCACTTAAATTTCTGTTCTGGTACAGATAACCGTCACCCTTTGTATGTGCTCCCGGTGCAAAGTAATAAATGGAAGAAATCTTCGGTACTGTCTTACAGGTCAGGCCGCAGGCAATCAGCACATTTATTTTGTGTGAACCGGTCACCGTCTTTTCATAATAGGTGGAAAGACTTGCTTTCTCCGGTTTTGCCACAGGAGTATAAGCACTGTCTGACTTTGTATAATAGGTCTTTGCCTTATCCACATCGGTATCCCCGGTCAGTTTGTATTTTGCCTTTAACACTTCAAATCCGCCGTCTGCCGGTTCCCAGTCAAAGGCATCATAGAATCTCTCGTCATCGATAACTTCCATTACCGGAACACCATCAATGTCTGTTACCCTGGTCTCAATGCCCATGCCGCCTTCCGCAATCTGGGTAACTTCAATCTTTCTGGTAAATTCCGCGGAACGTTCTAACAGATCCATAACTGCGGAAGATACATACGTGATTAATGCACCCTTTGCCTTGTATCTTCTCAGCTTTCCTGCTGCCAGGGCATCTTTTAACTTTGTAAACACATTGGACTTGTTATACGCTGAAATCGGTGTTTCGGTGTGATATCCTTCTGTCTTCTGTGCTGCCTGTGCAACTTTGGAAAAGAATAATGCATCAATCTCTGGTGCTGCCTGTGTCTGTTCAAAGACACGGGAAATGTTCTGGATGGATGCCGTCTGGTTCGTTTCATCCACATCCGCTTTGTCCACAAGGAATTCCACATCCCTGTCATGGGTAACGGTATAAGGAATGTCCTGCTGGTTATACTCTCCGGCATTCCATCCGCCGCTTCTCTTATGATTCTTATATCCACTCACACTCATCTGTGTAAAATGGAACGTCTTTGCATCCAGCCATCTGACATTGCTGGTAATAAATGGGGAAGTCACGGTCTCCTGGATAAGAATCTCAAGCAGTTCCGGACTCCACTGTTCTGCATAGTTTAAATTTGGCATTTGTTCACCTGTTCCTTTCGTTTGTTCTGTTTACTGGTTAAATCTGTTCCATCTTTTCTGTGGGACACTGTTCTGGACGGCCCCTTCCCGTGAACCTCCATCTCTCCCGGCTCCAATCTGAAAGCCGGCCTGTTCTGCCCTGTCCGGTTTTAATGCCGGCACATCTGCGATAACTTTCTCCAGAGCTGCTTTTACATTCTCAGCAGACAGTTTTCCATCCTTTTCCCATGCAGTATCAAAGTCAGCCATTTTCAGCAGATATGGCATGGTCTTTGCATCGACTCCAAGTGTCATGGCAATTCTTGTTGCTTCCAGTTCCACCTGTGCCGTCCTTGCAAGTTTTTCTGCATCCGCTGCCTTCTGTCTCAGTTCATTGCTGTCATTTGCCTGCTGTGCACTCTGTTTCTGCTTCGTTTCCTTGAAGTCGGAAATGGCTCTGCTTACTTCTTCTTCTGTAAGTCCCTGCTGCTGGAAATAGCTCTTTAACACAGCATTTTCTTTCTTCGCTGTCGCAGTATCCAGCATGGACTGGATTTTGTCATAATCCACTCCCGGAGCAGACTGTCCATTCTGTGGTGCAGCTGCAGTATTTCCCTGCTGTCCATTTGTTCCGGCTGTACTGCCGGCTCCCTGTTGTGTGTTTGTTCCGGCTCCAGTGCCGTCCCCTGCTCCATTCTCTGCAAAGAGCTGGAGCTTCATCGGCATTCTTTTACCCATGTGTTTCTCCTTTCTGTACAAAGCCCATCGGCATTCCTAAAGTTTAACGTCATTAAGTTTTGGACATAAAAAAAGCACCTCTGCGGTGCTATTTACTCAGCTTTGTTTTATTTGCCGGTGGAAGGATTTCCACCAGTTTTCTCTGTTCCAGTTCTGCTGCCCTCTGCTCATCCACTTCATGAACTTCCCCAGGATGAAAGAGCAGCATCTTCTGCAGGTCCTTATAAGACTTTATCACTTTTACCTTTATCATGGTTCTCCTTTCTCTTGCGACGTCGCAAGGATTTTGGGTATAAAAATACCACCGATCTTTCGACTGGTGGTGGTTAATCAATGATTATATCTGGTGCTGGCATTGCTTTTGGAACTTCAGTTCCATATTTTTCTATTGTATAATCAAAGCCATCTTCTATGCACTTCAATAATTCATCAGCAAAAGCATCCTGGTCAAAATCTACATTTGGTGGAAATTTAGGACAATATCCAAAACAATCCATAAATGCACCAAATGCCTTATCAAGTTTTTTTATCATTTTGATGCCTCCTTTATCCCTATTTAATTACTTTTTCTATTCGTAATATTCACTCTGTTCCTGCTCCCACGCCCACTTTTTAAATTTCTCAGCAGCTTCTATTACTTCTTTAGGAGCATTTTCAAGATGGCAACCAACCATATAAGGTTCAAAAATATCAATAAGTTTCTGTATCTCTTCCGGATATTTTACTGGCATAATTTTTCTCCTTTTCTTTTAATTAACGTCATATAGTCTGCCTCGACTTCATCATATCTCTCTTGATCATAGATTTTCTTTGCATAATCACT